AATCTGCCACAATTTGCAAGACCGGCTCTTTAGCCGTATTGCTATTCACATAAAGATTATAAGCAGAAATTAGGTTCTCTTTAATAGGAACCATCACATCTGATAAACTAGATGCTTCAGATTTCAAATCGTACTTCATCTCGAAGAAGCTCGCTAGTCTAATAATTTTCATACATTATCCGAAAATCTTGTGATTATTGAAGACAGCACCTTCATATGTTTCGGCCATGCCTCTACGATATAGAGGTCGGCAATTGCCATCTTTGTCTTGGTAAATTTTATGAACTGGTAATCCTGTGTGTGAGCAAATCTCGTATTGGCTGGTGCTGTTTTTAATAGCATGTGCACATTTAACAGTAGCTCCTGCTTCTTTCTTAGCAGACAAGCCGTTCAAATAAATATGCATTCCCATTGCATGAGCCTTGGCATCTCCACAATGAGCTAATACATTTAATGCATCCTCAGCTTTCAAATAGTTTTCTTCAGCCAAAGCTACTCTGAGATTGTTCAATACTTCACTTGGCTTTTGACCAGAGAATGAAGAAGCTCCAGCCGCAGCTCTAAAATCAGAGTGATTCTTGACATATAGCGCATTAATTCCTTCTCGATTAAAGGAATTGACGGAACCATTGCATAACATAATTGATGGAGCCATCACCTTGCCGCCAGCAATCTTAACTGGTACCACAAATCCCACTCGACCCGCATCTAATGAGACATTATAGAACACAGTTTGGTGATCGCTCTTGCTGAGTACAACTTGAGGGTTCTTGTGGCCGTAGCTAACTAACTCACGAAGAATGCTGTCTCTGGCAATTTTTACCTTGTCAGCGCCAAAGTGCCATGAAGCTTGGCCTTGAGCTGATGTAAATTTCTCTTCGAAAGAAATAAATTCATCAGACTTGTCTAATTGAACATCGGGGCGGGCTTCTTCAGCTACCTTTTGTCCAATAATAGAATTTTGGAAAAAGTCAGACTTTCCTTGACGAGAAGCAGTTAATTTGGTGAGCGCAATTTCTGCGTCACTCACTTCTCGGTTTTCGGAAGCGGCAGTGGTTAACACAGACAAAATGCTGGTTCCATTGATTTTTAACTTGGAACCGGCATAATTGGTGAGGTAAGACTTAATGGCAGTATGATTGAGTTCTTGCGGCCCAACATTACCCATAAAAACAGAAGCTTCCACAATCTTATCATTGGGAGTTTCAACTGGAATAAAGAGGCTGGTCAATCCCTTAGGAGTCTCGTAATCAGCTTTAATGACTAAGAATTTTTCATTCCCATCATCAACTGTCAAAAAAACTGGCTTAAGATTCCAGGCATCTAAGCTAGATGAAACGGATCTTAAAGCTTGATTGGCCAATTTTTGTGAATACATCTTGACTGGAATACTCTTGTCAAAGACGCTGTTGAGCGCATTAGCCAAGACACCATCGGCTACTTCATATGAGCTAATCGTTTTAGCATCGTCTCTCTCCATGACTTTTGGAGTTGGAAGATGTGAGGTTAATCCTAATTCATCTTTAAATAATTCCGCAAATTTACTATTGCGAGAATAGAGCTTATTGGCAAGAGCCTTTAAATCAGCTTTGCGAATAAAAACATTATTGTTTTCTACCATCGCACTGATCACTCTTGACATCGAGCCAATTGTTTGATCACCAGGATAGGCTTCACAAGCTCTAGCTAATTTTGTGGCAAGTAATGGTGTAGCCACTCTCTCATTATCTTCTAATGATTTGGCAAGAGAACCTACTAATTTATGTAATTTATCAAAGCTCATTTGTGAACACCTATGCTGTGAGATTAAGCTAATATTTCTGGATATTTACTTAGAATTTCTTTTTTAGTTGATTCGGGTAAACCATTGAGGAGAGCGACAACTAACTTTTTGTTATTAGCCAATTTAGCTGGCAAATATCCCTGAACCTTGGGGAGTTCGGCAGGCGGGATTCCTAACTTATCAGAGGCAACTTTAAAAATAGGATCGCCCTTGTAAGAAATATGAAGCATGCTGGCTGTTTTACTGTAAACTACATCCCAAGAAGCAGTCTTTACTTCCTCTTCTGGTTGATACAAAGCAACAATATAGTCTCCATCTTCCGCATTTTGTACTTGCCATAAATCAGCACTCTTATCACTATCTTTAAAACGAACAATATCAAAAGCGACAGTTTGAAGCTGATCTCTGACTTCGCTCAATTTATAAGCTTTCTTATAAATTTTGTTTCCCAAACTAGAGTAATCTATCTCAAATTTTGACATTACGTCTCCCATACCTAGATTTTTTAAAGGAATCCAGCCTCTTCTTCAAAACTATTCCTTCTTGATTTTCTTGTCTACTGCACAATACCAATAAACAAAACACGCACTTTAAGTATACTTATATTCTGTAGTATAGATAGAATCTATTCACCAATTCAATAATTTCTTGTGCTTAACAATCAACTTTCAATTAGTACCGCCTATTTTTCTATCACAACTGACTGCGTTTTCTGAAAAGCTCTTCTTTTTCTCTTATATTCAATAAAACATTCCTTACAATAGGTATCATATCCTGAAGAAGTTTTCTTATTAATCCGAAAGGTTAAAAGATCTTTGATTTGATAACATAGACCACATTCCTTAGAATTAGCCACTAAATCGTAAAATAACTCTCTCCGCTGATGTGGCTGAGCCCGCCGGACATGATATTTCTTATCCCTTTGCTCAAGAATCGATTTTCTACGATGACATAGCGCGCAAAGAACCTGGCACTTATCAAGTTCACTTCTTAATTTTTCTAACTTGCAACTTTTTAAAGTACAAACATCATAAAGCTTAGTCGCTGGATCAATATGATCTATTTGCATATTACAAATATCATATTTCTGATGACAAAATGTACAGGTAGTATTCTTAAACCGATTGATTAAATCAATATTTCGCTGTTGATGTGGTCGATATTTCCTATGATCTCCTAAAGTTTCATTAAACCTAATATATGTTCTTTTATTATGGCATAATAAACAAACCAAATCACATTTATTAATTTCTTCTAATATTTTATCTTTAGGAACATTATCCATGACCATTCGTGAAACACTTTTAATTTTAGACCCTTTATTGGGAAGATGGTCATAATCCATACAATAAGGCTCATAAGTTTGCCCGCAATCCACACACTTCTGATGCGCTTTCAGTTGTTGAAGCCATTGAATGCGGGCGGCTCGTCGGGCATTGGTTTTATTTCGCTTTTTTTCTAAGTTTTCCTGATACTTGGCCCTATTATATTGATTGGTACAAGATTTACACCAATTTGATAGTTCATCAGGTGACTTCTTCTGCTTATTAAATTGGTGATGCCCCTGTAATTCTCGACATCTCGTACAAACCTTCATCGTAATAATTATATCAAATTATTTGATCTTTACCACTTCTCATCTCTAACTTGTTGTATTTTTTGAAGAATATCTTTGATCGCCTGATCATTTTCGATTATTTTTCGAATTTTTTTGGTGGCCCCACCATAAATCTTCTTACCATTCTTATAGTCCACGTTACCATTTAGGCTCTTCGTAATAGAGCTTTGGTTAACATTAAGCATTTTAGCAATTTCCATTTGGGTATAGCCATCACCATACAATCGAATCACTTCTCGTTGTCTTGGTGTCAAGAGAGTATCGACAACTCGCCAAAACTCTTTTTTCAATTGTTCCTCTAACTCAATTAGATCTTCACTATATTCAAATGGATTTAAACGAGCAGAGATACTATCTTCATTGCAAAATGACTCTAGCATTTCGTTAGAGCAGGCGGTTTCGAGCAAAACCCATTGATAATGGTCTGAGCGGTTCTTTCTTTTTTCCATAATTAAACCTCACTGTGATATGTGTATCGGTGAACAATATTAAAAATACAATCCTGTGAGAGACCATATTTTAACCCCAATTGTTTTTGGGTATAAGAACCGCTTTCATATTCTCTTCTTATTTGCTCAGCTTGTTCAAAAGTTAACTTTCTATTAACTGGAATCTGTCCTTGATGACTTTCCGAAAGCTTCTTCTTATGTTCCTCTGACAGAACTCTTCCTGTCAATGAGCCAGAGATCCGCTTTCGATGTTCATCGGAAAACTTTTTACCTAAATTGGTCCCAATTTTACCAAGAGAGGCTTTTGAGATATTTTCCTTCCATTCTTTGGGTAGTTTTTTTTCCTTCAGCCAGCCAGGATGGCTCTGATAGTGCTTTTTTAAACTTTCCGTAATCTTTTTCTGAATTTCCGGAGTGCGTGGCGTGCTATTCCCACCCGCTGAAATATTATAACCATTTAATGGATTACGTGACTGAAATTGTTCAATAATATTTTCCTCTGCTTGATCGGCAGCCTCTTGATCTAAGCAGGTCGCAATAATCTCAAAATGAAAATTATCAATATGATATTTGGCCATGGCTTTGGTGATGATTTGCCTGCCACGACTATATTTGGCACTCGACTTATGTTGAGACCATCTTAAATTTGGATTGTTGGTTTGCCCAATATAGATTTTTTGATTTATATTGTTGCTGATTTTGTAGATAAAATGCATATCAAAAGTGTCTTGAGATGCAGTAATATATAACGAACAGCTACATTAATTATCAAGAATCCTAATCTTTCACCAACAATGAAATAGTTCCTTCTCCGGATAAAGAGAAGTAATCATCGATATCCTTATATGGATCTGGCAAATAAAAATTCTGAATGTTGGCAAACTCACCGAACTTATTGGTAATCATTTTTCTGCCCTTCTCTCCGGCAGAGTCATTGTCAAGTAGTAAGAAGAAATTATTGGTATATCGACTTAAGATTGCAAATTGATAACTTGACATACTGGATGTTCCCAACCCAACAATATTCTTAAATCCCTTCTCCACCGCCTTAATAACATCAAACTGACCTTCGACAATATAAACACAGTTCTGCTCAATAATGTCTTTTTTATTTTCATATAATCCAAATAAGAATTGATTCTTCTTAAAATCTTTTGTATATTTATATTTAGAAATACCTTTGGCTGATCTTTCACTCTCATTTAACAGAGTGCGACCAATTAAACCGGCAACTCGCCCATAGGTATCTCGAAATGGAATAATTAATGGATAATCTTCAAAGTAACAAAAATTGACGGAGCGCGGACCCAAAGAGTCCTCAATCATCTTAGAGTAGATGAGATGATTATTTTGAAGATAATGCTCTCCAACCAGATCGGTTAAGACTTGAAGGTTATTGACGGATGGGAAATAACCAAAGCCAAACCTCTCTTGACTTTCTTGATTAACTCTAGAGTTTAGATAATCTCGGCAAGGCTCGGCATCTGGGAAATGATGCAACAGATAGTTGCACGAATCAACAATTTGATCTAACATAGATAACTTTCTAAATATCTTTGTTTGCTAACTTCAGCTTTTCTTTTAACATATTCTTGAAGATTGGGGATAGATTATTCAATGGCCCCGAGCAGTGACCACAGACAACTTCACCATTGACTATTTTGGGACGCTCTTCTCTTCCACAAACATTGCATTTAACAGCAAAGGAAGTATTGCTTTTTTGCTTAAACTGCTTCGAACTTTTCATTTGCATCTTAGCAAAATGCGTCAGATTAGAAATCTCTCCATGACAAAGAGAACAGTAAACCTTATCATTTTGAGGATCGATATAAGGTTCTTGAATTTTTCCGCAACCTTTATTATTACAATGTGTTGAAAAAGCCATGATAAACCTTAATTTGATAAGTAGTTAATGAGCTGGTCTAACTGTTGAGGATATTCAACATTCAGAATGACTCGATGATTTCCCATGCCATTCACTCCTGACTTAGGGATAGTTACTTCATCTTTATTTTTAGATGCGGGTTTAATGTCAATTGACTTTGGACCGAGCACTGTATTAACCGATTTCGTACATCCTTGCAAAGCTTCCAACAAAGAAATTTTGGTTTCAGAAACTACATTCTGACCATCTAATGACATTTCTGGGTCTGAATCTACGTTCAGGTGGAGATGGGCATCTGTATATTGATCGATAGGTCCGAAGCAGGAAACAAAGTTCCCCATTCCACTTAATCTTAAGATATTATTGTTCTGAACGCCGCCTGGAATATTAACACTGACTGAGCTTTCAGCATCTAATGTTCCTTTCGATTGGCATTTTTGACAATTTTGAGATTGGGTGGCGCCTCGACATTTGCTGCAAGTGCTAACAAACATCATGTTACCTTGCCGACCAACGACCTTCCCTTTTCCCTGACAAACATCGCAACCATTTGAGATCGCAAATTTTCCATTCCCATTGCAATCTTGGCATTTAACTTTTCTATTGAATTTGAGTTCTCTTTTAGTCCCTAAGATAGATTCTTTAAATGAGATTTGAGTAAAGAGAGTGACTGGCTCAGCGGGATGAATCATCTGCTGACGACCTGCACCGAACTGATCATTGAATCCAGAAAAGATATCTTGATTAAATCCAGAGAATGGATTAAAGTCCGGCTGTTCTTCCCGATCGGTGCTCTTGCCGGAAGAAACAATTTGATAAGCTTCATTAATCTTTTTGAACTGATCTTCCGCTCCTGGGTCTTTGTTTCTGTCAGGATGAAACTCCATCGTTAATTTACGATATTGTTTCTTGGCCTCTTCTGGGGTAGCTGAGGGTGAGATTCCTAAAACGCTATAAGCTTCATTTAATTTCATTTTTTCTTTCTCTTGATACGATTGGTCAGGACCATCGCATAATAAAGTGAAACGGCAATCCCATCAGCTATATCGTAGCTTTCGACTTTAATGGCGCCCTTTTTCTTGCCCTTCGCAGTCCACTCATAGGGAAAGGTAATATTTAGATGTTTCGCGACAAGCTCTGGCATATCTTCTTTTTTTGGAAGATTTTTTTGCATTTTTAAGCCATGCCGAATTGACATGACATTGAACAACTCGGGTGAATGTTTTAAATAATCAAAGGCACATAAACAAACCATTCGATTAAAAGTAGTAAGCATAATAATAGTTTTGGCCGAACTCTTTCCTTGCATAAATTGAATAATATCTTCAATTCCAATATAATTGGGCTGATATGTTTCAATGATATTCTTGACGTGATCTCTCGTATCAACAATTCTTTCAATTAAAGAACCTTTTTTAATCGGCTTTAAGAAGCCGGCCTTAACGAGAGAGATGTTTTTATCATCATCAATATCTAAAACTGAGTATCCAATGCAAGATGAAGAAATATCAAATCCTAAAACTCTTTTCATATTTTTTTGGTTAAATATTAGTATTCTAGCGGAAACAAAAAAGGTGAGTTATTAACTCACCTTTTATCGTGCTATTTACTGCATTGTTTTACTGAGAGTCATCACTGTATGATGGGAATGATTCATCCATATCCTCATCATCAGTCATGCTAACAGCTGGAGCTTTAGCGGCAACCTTTGGAGCTGGTTTTTTAGCAGCATTGGCTGGGCCGGCTGGGGCGGCTGGGGCGGCTCCTTCGCCAACTCCATTAATCTTATCCATTCTCTTTTGGACGAGATCAGCAGTTGGTGGGGTGACACGACGCTTCAAGTCATCAAAGTCAACATTGTCTTTGATTTGTTGTTCAGCGGCTGAGAGCGGTTCTTTAGAAATTGGTTGTACTGAGTAGTAACCAGTCGCTCCACCGTTCTTATCAACAATGATATCAATGTCGTATTTAGTTGGGTCTCCCCAACGTTGAGTATTTCGTGCTAACTTTCTAATTTGAGAGAAGACGGCATATGAAACGTCTAAAATCTTATATGCTCCACCCTTTCTAGAAATTACGCCGAGTAACCAGCGAGGCTTTGCTTTGTCTCCCATTTCACACAATGGGCAGCTGCCATGAATCGATGAACAAAGAACTTTCTGTCCGTATCCAGGATCTCCCTCTTTCTTATACTTATGGACAAGATATTGAAATGGCTGGGTAATTAAGCGCATTTCATTGGATCCTTCTTCTAAACGAAGAAATAAATCTTTGCTATTTGTATTTTTCTTGGTATCGCCACCAAAAACGTCATCATTCCAACCGATTTCACCGAATGTAGTCATATTTTTCTCCTTGTTTTTTATCTACTGTACACTATGTACTTTTTCTTTTAACAAAATCTGACTATGATATTATCTCTTTTTACGAATTTTTTAGTGAAAATTTCACTAATCTAGTTCTATTTCGATCTGTCGCTCTACTAAACTTGACGCTAATCCCTCGATTACGAAGACGATTAACTACCCGATTAATAACTACTCGAAGAGCAGATGAGCTTCTAGGCATAAAAGTTCTAGTTTCTCTATTCATACTAACACGTAATGCTGAGCTTAACCCAGTCATTGTTCCAGTCCAACTTCTCCTTGTACTAACAAAGGCAGAAATGCCGTTAAAAATTAATTCATCAGAAGTCGATTCTTTCTTACTATTAAATGTCATATTATTCCCTTTCATGTTATTCCCTTTTATGTTATTTATTTAAAGAAGACGGTTTATTTGCGTTAAATACCAAACTACGAATACTATATACTCGATTACATGGTAACAGTAAATCTAAAATAGATTCTTTTGGAGTACTAGATAACAAGTCATTGAATCCTTTAACTAGCTCGTCTTCTGCTAAGCTAGTATAAACTCCTTTGACTTGGATGAAACCATTAAGTAAGTCGGGCTTATCAATTGCTAAGAATTGAATTAGATTCTTACTTTTGCCAGTACTATCTACTAATGAAACTAGATAGCATGGTTTTTTGCTGATATTTCCGACCACTGGTAAACCAACTGCACCAATTGCAAAATCTTTTTCAGACATTATTCTTTGCCTTTCTTACCTTTCTTTGTATTTTCTACTTTTTTAGTTTCTTGCTCTAATCTTTTTTCTTCTAGCTTGGCGTTTCTGGCTTCCACAATTTTAGCTAGCAGCTCATCACCAAGCGCCTTATCTGATTCAATGGCTTCACAGAACTTTGGGAAGCCAACCCATTTCTTATCGCCATACTCATGAGTAACAGTGGATGTCTTTTGAACAATTCCATAATCCAAAGCAAGTGCGGCAATCTCTTCATGTCGATCAATGACGCCAACTCCGAAATTGACTTTAAACTCACACTTCCTGGGCCATGGGCCAAATTTAGATTTTTCGACAGTAGCATACATGACATGCCCAATCTTTTGCTCTTTTTCGTCTAGAATTTGCTTATCTTTTGCATTGGCTGCGGTAAAGTAAATATTAGCCGACAAGAAGTGAGTATAAGTGTTTCCTCCAGAATAAGTATGGTCAGCGCCATACGGATCCATAGAATCCTTTTTGTGATTGATAAAAATAAATGGAACTTGAGCCCTCTTTGCTTCCAAAGAAAGCTTGCGAAGAGTGGTGGTAAGGAATCTCGCTAACAATGAGATATTCATCTTACCAACCCTCGATACATCTTCTCCTGGTGGGATGATCGCTCCCAACGAATCCACCACCACCATATTGACGTTCATTTCTTTAGAAATGACTAAGCCTAGTAAACCCTCTTTGGTCTTACCAACTAATTCATGAGTTCTCTTATCTTCTTTGGGAACTCCTAAAATCATTTCGAAACATTTTCGACCGACAACTGCGGTTTCCTGCTCAACTAAGATTAGTCGGGAAGTATCTACTCCGAGAGACTCTGCCCAATTAGGATCAAAAGTACCTTCCGCATCAATCCACATTTGTTTTGATTCTGGTTCGCTGAGTTGAGCTTCTTTGACAGCTAACATTGCCATCAATGTCTTACCGCTACCTGATGGACCGTAAAACTGGAAGATTCTACCTTTTGGTAAGCCGCCTGCTGACAAGGCTTCATCGAGGAGAAGGGAGCCGGTTGAGGTTCCTTCTAAATTCTTACCAACGGTTTCATTGGCCATTTTGAAATCCAACTGATCATCTGACTCTGAATAACTTTTAAAAAATGCTTCTATTTTATTTGACATATTTTCTCGCTGTTCCCTCACCATCTATATCGATAGCCGTGACACTGGTGAAAGTTATTTAATTGGCTCTATTTATTAGAATTGGCTACCAAAAAGCTTTTAATTTTATATATCGTTCAAATTCTTCTTGAGAGGAAACATTTAGTTGTTTCCCTTTAATCCACCACTGTTGAGTTCCATTAGCACATTCTACCGCTGGACCATCTTCTCGATGACAATTTCCATGTTGATACCACCATTTATTTCCATTAGCACTCTCAATTGCCGGACCATCTACTCGATGAAGTTTTCCTTGTTGATACCAATGTTTAGTTCCATTAGCAAATTCAACCGCTGGACCAGCCTCTCGGTGGAATTGGTCTTGATCATTATACCAAATTTTAGTTCCAAACTGATTAATTATCGACTGATTCATCTTTTACCAAAATGCCTTTAACTTTATCAGTCCATTTTTTTGATCCATCAGGAAAAGTTTTGCATTTAATCATATGTTCACCAGAAAGGCTTTAACTTCAAATATCGAATGAACTCTTCTTAGTCGCTAGGTGCGCCGATCTTGTGTCCTAGGACGGTAAACCCGCTGGTCCAAGCTTGTGGAATGAACATGTTGATCAGCATCATCATTCCTAGCATTCCTGCCACAACTACAAGAATCTTTCCCATTGTCCTTCCTTTTTACCTAGGTTGAGCTTCTACTCTCAAGCGCCCATCATTCTTTCAAGTTTCTGAATATGAAGAGAATCGAGACGTTCCTTTTCTTGGAGATCCCAAGCTTGCAATGCACGCACATCTTTGCAAGCAGATCGATCGATGACATCGATCACATTCAATCCACGACAAAGGGGACAGACAACATTGAACATATCCCCATGAAAGTATTCATACCTCTCTTCTTCGTCAAAAGTCTCTCGAAACTCTTCGAGAGTAAAGTCAAGATGACGAAGTCCACCACAAAGAACCTTGCCCTCTCCTTTACAATTAGGACAAACTTCTTTTTTGCTAGGAAAAGAATGGATCTCTTCCTCCCCAGAATCAGTGTAATCACCACTGATGGTAACTTCAATCATCACAATCCTCCTGTTGTTGGTACTCAAAGGTTCTGCTTCTAGGTTCTGCTTCTACTCTTACGCCTCAACCTTTTGAGACGCAAGCGTTGACTCAGAAGTGCGTTTCTACTTGCGCCGATTCAGAAACTCTTCTTCGGTTAACTGTTAACCATGGATCCAATATGTTTTGGATCCATCATCAGCATATTCAATCGCAGGACCCTCTTCTCGATGGTACTCACCTTTCTCATCATACCAAAACTTGGAGCCAGCGTGGTCAATCACGCACGTACCACCATTCTCCAATTGCTGTCTTTTACCTTTTTCATTATCCCAATAATCCCAATAATTCATGGCATTTTGGTCCTTGGTTCCATCAGCACACTCTCCCTTGCTTGAGATAGCACCAAGGGTAAATGCTCGACTATTTTTTGAATGGCCGCCCGACTCTCGCCGGCAGCCATTGACAAAAAAGAATCCGACTCATGGATTCATCCGTGCGAGAACTTGGCATGAGACGGGCGAGACTTGACTCCCCAGCCCAACTTCCCACTGCTTTTGGACGAAGACTTAACCGCCGGACCACTCTTCTTAGAAAGAATCCGAGCAATCGAATCCTGACGAAGAATCGTCGTGCTCAGCAATTCCCCATGCTTATTCAGCTGCGTGGCATGCTGAACGACCGCAAACCAATCCGATTCCCCATCGAACAATCGTCGGTCAGCCCAACGATCCGCATCCTGAGGCTTCTCGAATTCCTCCTGGAGATCCAAAGACTTTCCATCCTTCTGAACCGAAACCATCTCCCCGTCACCATTGAAAATCGTCACCACCCAGTGACGATAAACACGTGGAGCTGCCTCCACAAATGCCTTATCCTGCTGACTCGCCAGCAGATGAGCCAAAACCACCTGCTTAATCTGTTCCAATCCAGGTGTCGGCATCACTTCCAGGGAATCAATCTTCGCCAGAATCGGTCCCGTCAAAGGTGCCAATTCCCCAGTCGAGAGAAACTCTCGGTGCGCCTGTAGGAAAGCAGAAGCCGAAGCAGCCGCTTTCGTATTGCTCTTATTCAGAAACCCACGGCTCGTCATCGACTTCATTATGATGATCCTTCCTTCTAGAACACTACGATTCGTCGCTAGGTGCCAATCTCACTCAGCAGAACCATTTCTGCTTCGACACTCTCACTTTCACCTACATCTAGATAAGTAATCCAGACTTCAGTGGGGTACTCGAATTGATAGAGGGAATATTCCACTGGGCGACCTCGATAGGTTCCTTGGAAGTATTCCAGCCCATTCGGGACAGGACCACACACCACTTTGGTTCCCGTGTGATCACTCATCCACTTAGACGCCATTCTGGTTTTCGGGAGACTCATGAGAGAGTATACTCCAGTTTCTCAGGCAACGGCACCGATTCAATCAATTGAATCAACTTGGGAATGATGAATCGATGCGGGAGATTCTTTCCTTCTGCCCAATGGCCAATCGTGGACTGACTGACAGTGCAAACCACTGACAATTGCTGGACACTCATGTAGGTCAATGCATACTTGACCCGTGCCACAAAGAGTCGTTCCTGAAAACTTTCTTTCTCGCTTTTCTTCTCGTTCATAGCGCTTTCCCATGTTAGTCGCTAGGACTGGTGAGCATTCCCATTCATGACAGTTTCCCAGGAATGGCGGGCTTTCCTATGCACTCAGAACCGCCCACCTTTCCTTTTCCCGTGTTAGTCGCTAGGACTTGGACTGATGAACCTTTTGAAGCATGTGCGCACCCAACAGATTCAAGTAACCAATCGGATTCACGATTCGGCGCAAAGATTGCGCCCTGACTTCAAAGGTCTTTCCTAAGTCCCCACGATACACAATAATCAATTACGTGGTCCCATCTAGGGACACAACTATCAGCAATTTCTCAATATGGTAGGCAATCACCACCGGGTCACCTATGTCAACTTCATAGAAGTCGCCATACATAGCAAAGAGATCACTGACTTGATCGAAGAATCCAGAATCACTCATGCTCAGACCCTTTCGTGTTGATACGCTTTCTTGCGTTAGTCGCTAGGCCCCCCCAAGATTCGAACTTGGATGTGAACGTTTATTCACACTGAACCACATTCTGAGAGAGTTTCAATTAGACCCCAATCTAGGTCTCGAACCTAGCTCCAGAGACTAATCTGGAGTTTCCACATACAATTGAGGTATCCAGCCCTACTCACACTTACTAATCAGTAGTCTCCCCGATTATGCAGGAAGTTAGGTGCACCTAACTTCCTGGTCTCGTAGATAACCGCAGGCTCATCAGTAAGCGCTTCACGCTTAGACCACGAAGGTTTCGCCTTTATTGTCGCGTTCACTCATGGGAGACAACTAGTATCTCCCATGAGTTAGTCGCTAGGAATCACTCGCTGGTGGGAACGTCCGACCAGCGCGAAACACCACTGGAATCACCACGACCACGCTTGATTCGGAACGTTCGAGTGCGGGGCGGCTCACCAGCCTGAAGCAGAGCCCCAGTCTTGCGATCCTTCTTCTCCGGCTGATCCGCATTCTGCTGGATGTAGGCGTGAATCTTCTTTTCCAGCGTCATGTAGTTAGCAGGCTGCGCTCCAAGCCCCTGGAGAGTGAAAGAGATGAGAGCAGGCATGTTGAGAGAAGCCCCAGCATACCGATCGAAAACCGCGTGAACGGCATTCCCGATAGACTCCTCCTCCAAGAGACGCTCAGCCTTGAAGACCTCCATGTTATCCTTGAAGGCCTGGACAGAGCGCTCCTCATCGATGGAGCCGTCGGTGTGGAAACAGAGAACAGTGTTGATATTCATGATTGTTGATACCTTTATTGAGAGTTGAAAGAAATGTTGTTGAATTGAAAGAAACGTTATTGATTAGTTAGATTGTTAAGTTACTTCATTCGATTGACTGTATCGTCAACCTACCGCTTTCTCGTGTTAGTCGCTAGGTGCGCCGCTTGCGCTTCCAGTGACTCATACTCGTGGTCGAAACCACACGTTGCACACACTTCGTAATCTTCTGGCATGTTGCCAGACTTACGAACAAGACCTTGATAGATGTCCCTGCCATTCTCCGAGAGAGAAGAGAAACTCAGATTAGGCGCTGGGCGAAACTTAATTCGCTCCAATCGACCGAAGATCCGATATTCCTGACTCCACTGGCCACCATGTCAATGGGATGCATACAGATAGTATGCCTCGCAGATGTCGAAACGGTCAAACATACCTACTCCTTTTGGTGAGAGTAATTGGGCTTCAATCCAAGAGTCGAACTTGGATCCCTACGCATAGGCTGGGCCGGTCCCATTGAAGCTTTCCTCGATGCAGATTATTGCCAAGTGTCTTGGGGAAAAGCACTCACTTGGCTAGAGATAACGCCGTGTCTGAATCATTATGTTTCACACCTTTCCACGATTAGTCGCTAGGTCGTTGGAAGGGGTCGTGCTCCTTCAGTTTCGAGAAGAACACACGTTCAGTTTCGACCGAATTGGTGCAAGGCCATTCCAGAACCAATCGACTTTGAGTCAGCAAGGTTTCATCGCACCTTGCTCGGTTCGGATAGGAGACCACGAGACGTACTTGATTCTTGGCCATGTTTCTCCTTTTGCATGGTCGCAATCCAGTTGTCACGCTGGAATTGTGCGACCATCATAATTGCTGATGGTAAAGACAAGTTTCTGACTTGTCCTTTCACTTGCCCGTATTGATAGTGTACCGTATACACTATGACTTGAGACCCCAGGCAATGTAGAGGAATCCGACCATCAGGACCAGACCCCAAACGATCTTGTGTCCTAGAATGGTAAAACCGCTGTTCCAAGCTTGGGGAATGAACATGTTGATCAACATCAGCATTCCGAGCATTCCGGCCACGACCACTAGAATCTTTCCCATTGTCTTATCCTTTCACGTTACCATGATTAGACGCTAGGGAGCACGTTCACTCACCTTGTCTCACAGTAACCGCTTTCTCGTGTCAGTCGCTAGGTTGAATCGTTGTCTCAACCATTCGCTTTCTCGTGTTAGTCGCTAGGTGCGTTGTTTCGTTCGCACCGTTCATCGACTCGCTTTCCCGTGTTAGTCGCTAGGAGTAACGTTGCGTCACTTTCTAGTCATACTCGCAAGCTAGGCGATATGTGAGGCGCCGTTCGTTGCGTGACTTGCGTTTATCTGCTTTCTCGTGTTAGTCGCTAGGAATCGCTTTCGACTTGGCACGCAACGTGCTTTCCCCTTCCCGTTGCGTTGCGTGACTTGCGTTTATCTGCTTTCTCGTGTTAGTCGCTAGGAGTAACTTTGGCCATGGCATTATTCTTGCAATGGCATGACTTTTGCTACGCGCGTCATGCGCGCGCAGATTAGGAGAGCGAAGCGTGGCATGTAATCTGCTTTTAGCAAAAACCGTGCCAAGCAAGTGCGCTCGACATAGAACAGAGCCAGAGAAGAATCCTCCCTGGCATCATTCTTGAATATTGCAAACCTTAGACCAGCGGTTTGATTAGCAAACAGGTTTCTGGTTTCGTGTGAGTTAGTGGGTTGGCATATCTTCTGCATCTTGCAAAAACCGTGCCAACTCGATTCGAGAAAAGCAAAAGCCAGCTTTTGGCTGGCTCTGTACGTCACGCACGTCTGCTCAGAAACTCTTCTTGCGTCAACTTTTCGCCTCGAATCCAATATTCTTTGGACCCATCAGCCCATTCGATCGCCGGGCCATCTTCTCGATGAAGTTTATCATGTTGATACCACTTCACCCCTCCATTGGCATATTCAATGGCCGGTCCATTTTCTCGATGAAGCTTGTCATGTTGGAGCCAATATTTGGCTCCATCAGCACACTCAATGGCAGGCGCATCATGAATAGGTGTGAGACTGACCGCTTTGGTACCAAAAGGTGGTACAATCAACAAGGTCAGTATCATCGAGATCCCTTCAAGATGTTGCTGCCATGAGTGACAACCGACTTCATCACTTGACCAATCAAGCTCTCAAAGACGCGCGTTCCCATTCTTTCCTCCGATTAGTCGCTAGGTCCCTCGGGCTTCAATCCAAGACTCGAACTTGGGTATGGGCCAATCCCCATTGAAGCTGTCATACACTACCCTATCCTACATGACACTACATGACACTACCCTCGGTTGAAAGGTTCACTGCGCCATAGTACAAAGGAGAGCCAGTTAAAGCATTAGATGCCTCACTTTCAAAAAGGAACCTCTAGGTGTGCTGTGCACTTGGGAATGGACCAGTCAGTCTGACAGAGGGCTCGCCTTGGATCTTGCTGGCGCAATTCATCAGCAAGTGCTTCCTCTTCTAGTTCGGCACCCATGAGAGCACACTCATATTCCCAATCAGAGTCAGTCATGCTCACCAACTTTCCCTGGTTAGTCGCTAGGACCTTTCTGCGAGGTACCCAACTACCTCGTTCAGTCGTACCTCGTGCGCCTTCTGGAATGGATCTTGCCACTCCAAGAATTCCGATAGGTTTGAATCACTGTGCGAACGCGTTTCGCGCTTCCCGGCCTTTTGCTTCAAGAGCTTCAGCACTTCTCGCCACGAAAGAACATCGCAGGCACCAAACATTCCCTCCGATTCCGTGAAGCTTTGACCATCCCACCAGATCCATTGCAGAAACAATGGCCCAGGTAGGTTCACCCTTGTTAGTCGCTAGGGCCGACTCTCGCCTTGGCACAAGTCTTGCTACGCGTGCAACGCACGCAGTGGATGGTTGGCTCTCAAGGTTCACTCGCCAGAATTGAGATCCGCTCGGATATGCTCCAAGCGCTCGCGCTCGGCATTCGCCAGCATGCGAGAAACACTCCGATCCTGGTCGTTAGTCGCGACCATCGAAGCATGCTCGTGCTCGATAATCGCATCCACCGCAAGCCGCTCGCGAGCCAGAAAGTTGTTCTGACGAACGCCAGCCCGATCGGGCATCCCAGCCACGAACCCCGAAAGGTTCGCATTGAATCGGCGAACTTCCGCACGAGACGGAGCAGTGGACCTTTCGCCCCGAGCCTGCCGAATCTCGAAAGACGCTTTGCTGATCGCGTTCAGCTCTTGCGAGCCAAAGTTTCCCTTGGAATCGAACCCAACGAAGGCTTCGATCGCAGCGATCTTGTCGGACCGTTCCAGGGAATGATCGAAAACCCCGTTGCGGTAACCTGCGGATTGCATGCGAGACGTGAAAGTTACCGCATCGATCTTGACGATCGCGATCGGTGCCGCAATGGCAACGGCCGTTGCATCATTGACCACAGCGCGCACTTTGCGACCCCGAACGTTAGGGATCGAGACACCTTGGGCAAGATTCGCAGACTTCTCGGGCGCAACTTGGGCCGGAGACTCTTTGGGAAGGTAGGCAGAAAGCATACGATTGATCACGAGATCAGTGTAATCCATGGCCTTTTCCTTTCGGGCGACTTGCACTCACTGTGCATTGATCGGAAACCCCTTGTTAGGCGCTAGGAGCGCGCTCAACGGAAACCCGTTTCTTGTCGATTCGTCCAGTGCACTCACGGTGCGACTAGTGGGTTTCCCTTGTTAGTCGCTAGGAACGGATCGTTGCCTGGTATGTAACTTGCTAATGGCAAGTCTTTTGCCACCTTGGCACCTTTCTTGCATAGTAGGTCCGGAGTCTGTCAATTGCTATTAGCAAAGAGGATGCCAATTAACCCTAATTCAATAGGGGAATGGTATTAGAATTGCTAGTTAGCAAAGGTAATACCAACTAGATATTAAAAAAAGAAAAGCAAAGAGCATACCAAAAAGAATAATAAGCAAGAATGATGCCAAGATTATTAATTAATAATTAAAGAAAGGAAGTGGTCTAAAGATTGAAAGATTGCAAGAGTTAAGCCATTAGGGTTTGGTGGGCAAAAAAGATGGGGGAGAGTGGGGTGTTGGCCCGGTTCTTGCCCCCCAAATCGAACTAAATAAAGCTAAATGAAACCAAATAAAGCTAAATAGAACCAAATAGGGGCTTTAAATCGAACCAAATAAAGCTAAATAGAACCAAATAGGGGCTTTAAATGAAGTTAAATGGAACCAAATGAAACTAAATAGGAGCTTTGAAGGGGGAACTAAAAACAGGCATGATTGGTTTAAGTGAGTTCAATCTACAATCCAATTAATGCATCAGGTATCTAATCACAAGAATGACTATGAGTGACAATACTATCCGATACAAGTCATGTCTTTTCGCGGCAAAAGAGAGTTACAATCCTATTGATTACTAGTTAGAATGGTAGATTAATTCTAACTCATTGATCATAGATTGTTGGGGGCGGTTTGATTGATTTAAGATTTCTTTGAGTCTCTTGGTAGATAGCATCTCTCATGATTGCTGGTCTGATTTACCACTTTAACCCACTTTTCACCATTTTTGGGTTAATAAGCATCTTTTGCGGGAAAATAGCTTTAAAATGAAGGGAGGCATCACCAAAAGGGTCTTAATTTGAGATATCTTTCGAAATCTAATTGGGAGGAAACCTTGATCTGTTTTCCTTGGAAGTACCAATCTTTAGTACCATCCGGCCATTCAACGGCAGGACCGTCTACTCGGTGTAATTGATTATGTTGCAACCATTCTTTAGTTCCATTGAAAAGTTCAATCGCTGGACCATCTTCTCGATGAAGTTGGCCATGTTGAATCCAATATTTATCTCCATTAGCATATTCTATGGATGGTCCATCTTCTCGATGACGTTTTCCATGTTGAAACCATTCTTTAGTTCCATCAGCATACTCAATGGCTGGACCGTCTACTCTGTGTAATTGACCATGTTGGTACCATTTTTTAGCTCCATCAGCTAACTCGACAGCTGGACTGTCTACTCGATGCAAGTGACCATGTTGATACCACCATTTATTTCCATTAGCATCTTCAGCTGCCGGACCATCTTCTCGATGTTTTTTACCATGTTGATACCATTCTTTAGCTCCATTAGCATATTCAATGGCAGGGCCATCGTCTCGGTGGAATTGATGTTGATCATTAAGCCAGTATTTATTACCATCTTTATCAATTTGGGGATTCATTGTTTCACCAGAAGGCTTTCAGTTTGAGGAGTCGTTCAAATTCTAATTGGGAGGAGACCTCGATATATTTTCCTTGGAAGTGCCAATATTGCAGGCCATCATCATAGATGGTGGCAGGACCATCTACTCGATGACGTTTTCCATGTTGATACCAGAATTTATCTCCATCAGCATCTTCAATCGCTGGGCCATCTTCTCGATGAAGATTGCCATGTTGATACCACCACTTATCTCCATTAGCCCATTCAACCGCTGGGCCATCCTCTTGATTTAGTAGGTCTTGGTCATTGTACCAGAATTTGTTGCCAAGGCGATCAGTTTTAGTATACATAGTTTTACCAGAAAGCTTTTAGTTTGAGATAGCGTTCAAATTCTTGTTGTGATTTGACGTTGATTAATTGTCCTTGCAAGAACCATTCTTTAGATCCATTAGCATATTCAACCGCTGGACCATCTTCTCGATGCAATTTATCATATTGATACCAAAATTTATCCCCACTAGCCAATTCTACCGCTGGACCATCTTCTCGATGACATTGATCATGTTGATACCAAGCTTTAGATCCAACAGAATATTCAATGGCTGGGCCATCGTCTTGGTGGAGCTGTTGTTGGTCATTATAATATCTTTTGTTACCATTTTGGTCAGTTTTGGTGTACATCTTTTTACCAGAAAGCTTTTAGTTTGAGATATCTTTCGAATTCTTGTTGGGATTTAACATTAATTTGTTTTCCTCTGATGTACCATTCTTGGTCACCATTAGAATGAATCATGGCTGGACCATTATCTCGATGTCGTTTGCCATGTTGATACCAATGTTTAGTTCCATTAGTCCATTCATGGGAGGATACCTCGATCTGTTTTCCTTGGAAGTACCAATATAGGTTATTATTAGGATGGATGATAGCGGGACCATCTAATCGATGTAATTGACCATGTTGGTACCATTCTTTGGTTCCATCAGCATGCTCAACTGCTGGGCCATCATCTCGATGTAGTTCTCCATGTTGAAGCCATTCTTTAGATCCATTAGCTTCTTCAACCGCTGGACCATCTACTCGATGATATTGATCATGTTGATACCATTCTTTGGTTCCATCAGCATCTTCAATTGCTGGACCATCATCTCGATGACGTTTACCATCTTGATACCAAATTTTAGTTCCATTAGCATCTTCAATCGCTGGGCCATCTTCTCGATGACGTTTTCCATGTTGATACCAATATTTATCTCCATTAGCATCTTCAACAGCAGGGCCATCTTCTCGATGAAGTTTGCCATGTTGATACCACTCTTTAGATCCATCAGCATACTCAATGGCTGGACCCTCTTCTCG